TCTCCTTTCTCTTTAATCCGTTCTAGTACATCTCTGTTGGCTTCCAGTATTTCATCGAAAGATGGTATTGGCATCCAATGTGTGACTCCGCTATCAAAAGTACCCAATGTTACATCTGAATAAAATAGTCCTGCACAATAGAATAAAGCACGATATGGATTGCGACCGCCTGCCACAAATACCCATCCGCTTTCTTTCGGCAACCTATCTTCTACACTTATCCACGGGGATTGCTTTGCATGCCATTCTGCACCTTGAATGAAATTCATTTCTCCAAATTGTGCTAGATATTTGCCCGACAAAGTTCTATCAACAGTTCTGTGATTAAACAAGATATTTTCTCTTGCTGCTGCTTCTAATTTCTGTTTCATACTACTCTGTTTTACGCAAATCCTTGATAATTCTTCAAGAACTTGCAAGGTTTTACTCTAATTGATTCGTACATACTTACCTGCGATATCGCAAGTTCTTAATATATCGGCATTATCTTCACCGAAAGCTATTAGGATACTGCCGCACCCGGGCGAGTCCCCACGAGTCCCATCCGGTCGAAAGAAGCGAATCCGGTTCCGTAGAAATTTCATAGCTGTTGCTTTTTCAAAGATGACATCTTGGAACATCTTTGAATCGCAACGATTGAAAAGTAATGCGATTCCGTTTCCATGCTCTGCCAGACGTTTAACGAACTGTTCAATAAGCGGACGGGAATAAGGAGGATTTAGCCAAACACGACCTACCCAATCTTTAGTTAATCCGTCATGGTTCTTGTTGTACATGATTTCTGCTGTTTGCCAAAGTGGGTTAACCGGAGCACATGGATCTAAATCGAACTTTCCCAATGCGTCTATAATTTCTTTTGGCGTGTACCATTCATCGGTGGTATTAACCGATTTCTCAAAGGTTGTATTCATTGAAAATATTTTAATTAATTGTATCCATCAGGTGGTCCGCTATCGCATACACCACCAGGTAAAATAAGATGTTCACTCCTAGGAGAAGGAGGATGTTTAGGAGTATTCTCATAACTAATCCAGCTTCTCGTTACTTTCGAAAATATGAGCAAACGTACTTTTTTCATCTGATAGATCGAGTCCAAGTTGTGAAGGGTGACGTTTGATGTAATTATAAAATGCGAACATCTTTTTGTCATCGTCACCGCAGCGGTCTACCAACAGCCGGATGAAAGCCAGAAGACAATCGGAGTCGTTTCCGAAGTTTTCCTGTGTGGAGAACTGTGTTTTATCCACATCTTGTTTCAATTTCCGGATCGCGGCTATTGCTGTGTTGAAATTGCGTTTCGCATCGTGGCGTAATTCATAGCCTTGCTTTCCCATTTCGCTTCTCAAATCATAGAGAAGGGTTTCTACGACATCTGTCAACACATAGGTTAAGTTGAGAGTCGTATTAAGATTTGTTGTTCCTACTAACATGATTTTATTTATTTCTTATTTGGATAAATCCACGTTTTTCTGTCTCTCTAAGGAGTTCCATATCTTCTTCCTTGATATTACAAGGTGTTTCTCTGTTGACACTCATATAAGATGATATGCCGAATTTCTTTCGTATCTTTTCTATGACTTTCCATTCTTTGGTAGTCCAGCATATTGTAACATTCATTTTCTTAAACTTTTTCCTATGAATTTCACTCGTGTAGTAATGGAAACCAATCTATCCATAGTACGTTCCCCATACTTTTGGGAGATTTCATCAAGTGATAGATTAGTGGTCAATATCAAGAGTTTTCCTCGCTTTTCCGCTTCATCAACAATTTCACAGAAGGCAAGTCTTTTTTCTCCGAATTTCACGCTAAGATTCTCTGTGCCGACATCATCAATATAGATGATATGCTTTGCCTTCACAGCGTCTATATCAGCATTCATCTGTTGTGCATCATAACATGCTACAATCTTCCGGCAATAGTGATTGAGAAGCAAAGGGATAATCTTCCAGCATATAAGTGATTTCCCTCGTCCACAATTGCCATGGCATAAAAGTCCACGCCCGTTATTCCCAGAAAGCCATGTGGCTATTTCATCGTATTCCGGTAGCCATTCGGCATTTCCCGTGAAATAGTTCAACCCTTGCCAAAGGATATTCTTTGCATCTGGTATCGCTATGTTCACAAGATTGGGAACAGGGTTAAATCCAGTCTTCCTAAGATTGTCGATTGTTTTTTTAAAGTCTATTTGTTCCATCTTTCCTCCCATTTTCTTTCCTGTGGCGAATCGTATTTGTCAGGAGAGTTATCTTTGAGAACCACACCAATATCAGTAGTTGGCTTGGCCGGTATTTTTTCCCGATTTGCCCATGTTGCCAACCTTTTAGGAAGTTCCCAGGTCTTTTCAAGTTCATAGCGCATTTTAGTTTCTGATTTGTTCAGTTCAGACCAATAATCAAAGAAGGAGCGAATCATTTCCTTTTGATACTTACCGACAAAAGGTACAAGAGATTGATAAAAAGATTCTTTTCGAGAGAGAGTAGCGGCTTTAGCCGCGTTTTTCTTATCTCCGTAAGGAGATTCTTTAGTATTATCTTCTTCATCTTTCTTCTTATTATCGCCCTTAGCTTGCCCCATTTTTTCAACAACTGCCCTTAACTCCGCCCTTAATTCGCCCAAAGCATTATTTAACTCTCTGATTTCTTTATTGTTATCTATGTCCTTGTCTATGCCCTTGGGTATGCCCTTGTAGGGGTTGTATTCATCATACTTGCATAAAGTTATCACAGTCATGCCTTGTTTGTTACAAGTCGTTATCATGCCTCTCTTTTTCAGTTTGGCAAGAAAATAGCGCACTTTCTTTTCAGACCATTGCCAACGCTTCATCAAAAACGATATAGATGCTGGATATTGACCTCTTGAATAAGAGATTTCCCGACCTCCGATGAGTTCGCTGTACGCCTTGTCGGTTGCCTCAAATCGTGCTGACTGAATCAAGTCAAGCCACGCTTCGCACTCCGAAAACTCACGGGCTACCTTCCACATTTCATTCGAGAAAAACCTGCGGCTTAGCCTCAAAAATCCTTCGTCCATAGTTAGAATCTCACGTTTGTTAATTGTCTTCCTTTAGAGCAAACTACCCATTTACCATTACCGCTATCAAACAACCGTAAATCAGAGACTTCGCCAAAACGTTTGATGTTACCGCATAAATCTACAATCCAGCCACATTCTTTGGAAGGGTGGGGGCGAATAGCCCGACCGACTATCTGATACCACATAGCAAGTGACATCGTAGGACGTGCCATAACAACAGTGTCAAGTTCCGGATAATCAAAACCCGTAGTCAATACCCCGACATTCGCCACTACTGGTATTTCCCCAGTTTTGAAATGTTGGAGAATCATTTCACGAGTTGCTTTTGGAGTATCACCGGATACAATAGCGCAACCAGGTATTGACATCGTTAACCGTTCTGCTTCTTTCAAGAACCGAGTAAATACTAAAATGCCTTTTCTCTTACCACCTGCTTTGGGATTCATCAGTCTTTGGACAATATGGACGAGATAACCGTAGAAGTCTATCCGTTCATATTCTCTTTGAACTGACTTATCCGTATAGTCGGCACCGGTGGTATTTACTTTCAGGTTAAGTTCATTCCATCCTGAAGGATTCATTGGATAATAGTTTAGCTTTGCCAAGTAGCCCATATCTAATAGGGTTGATACTTGTACATGGTAAATGACCTCTGAAAAGACATGAGGTTTTGTCCGAGTGATAAATTTCAGCATAGAACCAAAGTCACGGCTGGAACTTAAACGATACGGTGTAGCTGTCAGTCCAAGAACCTTACACTTCACCGCATCGAAGAAATCCTTGTACATTCCCTCTTTAGGGTTAACAAGGTGACATTCGTCCACGATGATGTTCTTGAAGTGGGTGAACAGTTCAGGATGATTCTTCACACTGCCGATGGTGGCAAATGTTATCCGGCTTATCTCCTTTGAGTTAAAGGATGCTGAATAGATACTGCAATCAAGAATGCCGTATGAGCAGAGTTTTTTGAAGTTTTGCTCTAAAATTTCTTTTGAGGGCTGAAAAACCAATGTATGACCGTCAAGCCTTGCGGCTATATCCGCTATGATAAGGCTCTTTCCACTCCCCGTAGGCAGAACCATGATAGCATTCGTCTTCTTCGCCCTGTTATTGAAGAAAGAAACGGCAGCATCAGAGGCTTTCTGTTGGTAATCACGTAGTTTGTACATATCTATCTTCTGATTTAATGATAAAAGGGGAATCCTCACTAAGTTTGGAAAGAAATGTCCGGATTATATAAGCCTGTTTCTTACTTAATCCAACCGGAGAGAATGAACCATCATTATTCTTGACCATCATGACAAATGTTCCTGCTTCCAAATCATTCATAACCCTTTCTCCTTTCGTAACTTCTTATTAAGTGCTTTGTAATACTTGATTAGCTGTTCGTACTCAAAATCAGTCATTTTGGAAGTACCATCAGCTTTCACTTTCAGCAAGTCAAATTTCTGTTGCCCGATTTTGGCTATCAGATTCACCCGATAGCCTTCCAAATGATCGGCTTTGAACCTGTTGCAGTGCCGGCATTCGGCATGGCAATTATTCTCATCAAACCGTGTTGCCAAATGTGTACGACTGAAATAGTGCCCGCAGTCTGCTTGTGTAAACGGCTTTATCTGTCCGCAACTGATACAGCGAAAATATCCGTTCGGCATACAATCACGAAGCCGGATGAAAAGGGAAAACTCCTTGTCGAGTTTAGCTTTCAAATCCGGCTTTTTCTTTACTGTTACCCCTGCTTTATCAAACAGAGGTAAAGGCTTGTCTTTTTTCTTAGCTTTGGTTCGTTTAATGTAATACGGCATTGTTTATAATTTTAGTTTGTGGTGGCAGCAGGATTCGAACCTGCAATGCTTGGCAATCTTCTACATCTTCCGTGTAACACTGGATTGGTTCGTTTTACAATGATGCCCAGTTTTCATAACATCGTAACCAAGTCTACTAAGAGTTGTCAGCGTCTACCTATTTCGCCATACCACCATGTTCGCCCGCCAATCTTCACAGACAGGCAGGCAGGTTAACAAAGTTATACTTCGATGATTACGATGTCCGGTGCAATTTGTCTGATAGCATCCAACTGTTCATCAATGACTTTATTTTTGTATTCCTCGATGGCCTCATTCGCACCGGCAGACACAAGAGATAAAGAAACATCCCGACCGTCCACATCAGCGTAAATTTCGATTTCTATCTCTTCACAGGCAAAACCTTTGAAAAGAGGGATGTTTAGTTTGAAAGATTTTGGAAGGTTGGAATCAACCACCTGTGAGTAGTTATCCACCTTACTACCATTTTCCTCCTTACTGCGTTCGATGTCTTGGTTTACCTTTGCTTTGAAGTTTTTCAAAGTAGAAACAAGCATCATGTTTTGCGACTTGTCAGTAAAGAAAGCTCGGTGCATCTTCAAAAACTGCGATAATTTGATAGGTTCCCATTTCTTATCGGTATTAATGCCGAACTCTACCATCTCTTTGGACGGCTGAAGTACTCCGGTGATGACATCTTGGTAATAATTTGTTTCGTTAATCGTTAAAATCATCCCCATCTTGTCACGATTCACGATAATATTGGACGACTTTTGGTTGATTAAATCAATACGTTTCTCTAACCATCTGTAAGGCGCATCAATCGTCCCGTCTATCATAACCCTTTCCGGCTCTTTTATCTCCAGTTGTTCGGGGGCTGTTCCCTCTCTCAATACTACTTCAATAGGCGTACCATTATAATCTTTCGGTACAACCACGTTTAATTTGTTTTCGCTCATGATTCTGTTCCTGTTTTACGGTTAATATTAAAAATAGTTCTTTGCATTTCCTGCGGCATGATAGGACGGGAATAAACCAGCTCACCCAGTTTGTTGTAATACCCGGCCATCTTTTCTTCATGATAGAGAATTTTCACACACTCTTCATTTTCAACATATTCAGAGCCTTTCTTTATATTTTCAAGAAGTTCCTGTTTCCTTTCATTCAAAGGCTTTAGCTCTGCCTTAAATGCTTCCATTGCTTCTTTTTTCTCTATCTCAATATCATTAATTTGAATTGAGGTTTCAGCAAGAGATTCTTTCTTTTGAGCCAACTCATCCGGTGTAAAGCGATGAGTATAGCCAATCTCTTCCACTGCATCGGCATTGTCCTGTAAGAACTGCCATCTATCCTTTTCGGGGATTTCTTGACCTAAAAATTTGTCCATAAAATAAAATGATTAAATAAATTCTTTGTTACGTTCAATTTCTTGCTGGGCATATACCAACATTTGATGTTCATTAGCAGCCGGTAGATAAATATCTGCCTGTGCCGTGCTCCAATTACGAAAACGCTCAATAGATAAAGTCATTTCCCCTGTTGTCAGTTCTGCCGAACTGCGTAAATAAGTTACTTCTTCACCTTTCTTGTTGATCGTTTTGCGTTCAAACAAATCACGGTTGCAAGTTCTCTTATAGAAGTCAATTTTGGCTTCGTCAAGGCTACAACCGTACTCACTACCGAAATATCCTAAAAGAAGATGTAAGTAGCTGTTTTGGGCAAGCGTGCGGTTAGGAAGTTTCTTTTTCACTTCCACCACCGCACGTTCACTAAACAGCTTGTTTACATACTCTTTGAACTTGGGTATTTGATATTCATTCTTCAAATCGAAAATCATACGCTAAAAAGGCAAATCATCCTTTGCATTACCATTCGCATCAACCGGAGGCGGAAAATCCTGCGGTTGATGATAAGTCGGCTGTGGTGGTTGTGTTGGTGCTGTTTGTGGGGATTGTGATACACCCCCACGCCCTTCTATTTTATAGCATCGAATAGACGCCATACGTTTAAGCTCTCCATCCTGATTCGTCCAAGAACGTCCCTGTAAGACAAATAATACAGTAACAACATCACCCCGATTAAAGCGGTCAAGTTCTGTACACTTGTCACCCGAAAACTCTAAGGGAATAATGTTTTCATACTCGCTACGCTCTCCCGTATAAGGATCATAAGTGGTAGCGTCTAAAATAAACTCCCGTTTCGTAAATGAGGAACCACCGTTTTTGGATGGGATTTGAACGGTTTGTCCGATTTCGATAATTCTTCCAGTTATTTGATTTGCCATTAATTTTCTCCTCCAAAAATCTTTTTATCGGTTATAAGTTCCCTGTTCTCTTCCAAGAACCGGATAAACTCCTCACAATGATTAGTAAGAATAGGAATATCACGTTCAGGATTGAAAACGTATGTTTCTGTATAGGTATCTACCACATAACCGCCTTTGTTGAACTCTACAATGTTGTACTCAAATGTCCGTACATCCGAACCGTTCTGCATCAAAGCGTAAGGATAAATCAAATGTTGATGGTGGTCTTTGAATTTCCCTACAGTGTAACTGCCGGTTGTTTTGATGTCGTGAACGCTGGTAGGCATCAGTTCGTCAATTACCCCATAAACCAAAACATTGCCGTATGCGGTCGGTAGGATTGCTTCTACTCTCTGCTGTGTTAATGCGCCTTTGAAATAGTCTGCAAATTCACAACAAAGAGAAATAGGGAAAGTAAATGTACGATTCTTGTAAATTACCGTGTAGCAAGTGTTTTCTGCATTCCTTTCTACATCCATATCATTAGGCTTTCTCTTTTCAATCAGAGCATCCACTAATTCATTAAAGGCTGTTCCCTTGTCTGCCGCTTCGCTATCGAATGGCTTGCGGTTAATCCGGTCTATCAGTTCTTGAAACTGTTGTTCGTGAAATTCTTCGGGAGTATGGGGCGGATTTTCTGACCACCCCCAATATTTATCCCAAATCACATCACTATTCAGATATTCCCCAAAGGCATCAAGAAGCGTTGCGTAAATACGATATTTAGGCTGCTGGTTCATATTTCTTTTCTGAATTAAGTTTCAGATTCAAAGACTTCGCTTTGTTGGCTACCAACTTTGCCGCCATTTGCTTTGAAGAACCAACGTGCTCAAAATTATCTATTTGCGCGATAAAATTATTGGCAGATTCCGCATCCGTAATAAGTTCGATCTGTTCTTTTATTTCTTCAATAACTTTATCATACTTTTCCTGTGCCGCTTTTTTGGCTGCAAGCATACCCAAATACGAATTGATTATCTTGGTAGTGATAAAGTCGTTTTTGGCAGTCGGATTGCCATTCTTGTCAAGGATGGTAGGAACCTCCATTACTGAAGGAAGATTGCAGGTATTCTTACCGTCATTTCTTGAAGTCGGGTCAAAAGTTATAGTGCGTCTTTGAACGCCTCTTTCACTTTTCATTTCAAGATAGCCGAGCAAATCCAGTTCGGTAACGATGGAGTTGTAGGATTTTTCACGTAAAGCAGGAATGAACACCGTATCATCACCCTCTTTCCGTGTGTCCCGATGGGCAACGAAAATGATGTGTTTATTCAAGCTTGAGAGCGTTCTTGTCATCCATGAAAACTCTGCATTAATACCGCTCCAATCCCTGATGGATGGTTGGCGGCTGCCACATTTATAAGTAATGATGAAATCCATCATCTTACCAATGGTATCAACTACGATTGTCTGATAAGCCGATAAATCTTCTTGCAAAACCTGTTGCACATCATTCCATGAAGTGACCTGTACGGTATCTATGTTTTCCAGATGCGCCATATTCATACGCTTGACTCCGTTGTCAAAGTCCAATAATAACGGTTTCGGTGCGCTCAATGCCACTGTTGATTTTCCCATACCAGCTTGACCGTAAATCATCATCTTTACTGTGGTAGGGATTACTAATTCATTACTTTTTTTGATAAGACTCATAATCGTAAAATTTAAAGGGTTAATTATATTCTTTGCTCTTTAGAATCAACGGCATAAAGAAGCACATCACAGGCATTGATAGCGTATGGAGACATTTTTGTGGTTCCGGTCTTTTCTGCCCGTATTTTCTTCTCCGCTATCAGCTTTTCAAGTCTATAGCGACCGCCTACAAACTCTTTTGCCTGCTCTTTATTGAGAGAAACTCTGCTACCTATTCGATAGAGAGTATTTAGTTTTGCTTCTGCATTCATTCTGGCCTCCTTATTCTTTCAATTCGTTCAACCTTTGCTTCTCTTCCTCTTCTCATCTCGCTTTGTTCGTGGTAAAGCGATAGTGAGAATACACATAATAGAAAACAGGAAACAGAAGCCCTAACTATTGGTGATAAGTCTAAGGTGAACTTAACACGATTAAGTCTTTCCATCATTTTAATGGATAACTCACTTCTGTTTCTTACCTGTAGCTTTTCATATATGCTCTGCATGTGATTTCTAATAGTGGCAGAGGAACGAAAAAGAAGATTAGCGACCTCCTTTACCTCTAACCCGCCACCATACAATTGAGCAATTTCATTTTCTCTATCAGATAGCTCTGTAAATACTCTATCCATAATCGTGTAAGTTTAGATACTATTTCTGCATATTATTTATAATATACATTGATCCGGTGTACTTGTTTTTAGAGATTGTGTATGCCGGCTTGCCGCCTGGAACAACAACACCTTTATCTCTCAATTCTTTGCTAATTACATGGGCTTGTTGTCTGTAGCCTGTAACATCAACTTCTGATAGCGGGATAATCTTCTGTTTGCCCGGTTTTACTTTTAAAATCGTTTCTCTGATTGTTGCCATAAGATTAAAAATTAAATTAATGATTGGCGGGTGATAGAGGAATCGAACCCCTCTCAATTGTGATAATTGGCTGCGCAGCACAAAGCTCTAACCGATAAGCTAACCACCCATATAAGAAAGGTGCACTATCTTCACAGACGGCACACCTAGTACAAACACAAAATAAAACACGACAAAAACTACTATATTTTTCAGAATCCGCCCGGCTGGTTTCCCTTACTCACAGTACTGGTTTATTGCAGGAACCTTATGCCGGATTATCGGTCTACCTTTTTGCGGATTTCTGTTTGGGTTTTAGTTGTTTCAATTCTTCAATCATCTTTTCAAGGCGATCGTATTCTTCTCTTCCGGCATCGTAATCAAGTACGATACAGTCACGGCAAAACTCTAACCGCTTAATTTGCAGATCTAATGTTTCATTCATATCTATTTTGTTATGAAGTGTTTTAAAGGTTATTCACGTAATTCTGTGTAGGAGATTCTGACAAAAGCAAAACAGCCGATACAAATAATCCCCATGATAATAATAGAGATGGCTTTTATTGGGCTATGGGTTGTGATTGCCCCATAAAACATAATTATAGCGCATAAGGCTAAAAGTATGGCTAAAATCAACTGGATTAACTTCATCTTAGTCCTCCTTTTCTACTTTAAAACCCTTATCTTCGAGATAACTAATTATGGTATCTTCACTGACTTGGTTTAGAACCTCTGTTTCATCCATTTCGGAAACAAGACTGGCTACATCAAAATAATCCACGCAATCGGATGCACTTACAAGTGACAATAAACTATCAGCACCCACTTTTGAATAATAATGTGACATAATTGTAAAATTTGAAAGTTTGTTCCCCTGAACCAATTCGATTGGCAACATCACGTTATAATCAGGGGATTTTCTTAACTTTGAGGTGTCTAACTAAAAATTAAGAAATATGAAACAGTTTATTGAAGTAAATCTTAAAAATGGAGGTGTAACATTAGTTAATGTAAACACTATTAGTTTTTTGAGTGCATTAAATAGCGGCAAGGTGCAAATTATCCTTACTTCACCATCTTCAAATGGCTCTCATTTCATAGAAACGAGTGAAACATACGAAGAAATAAAAACTAAGATTCAGGAAGCCCTTTAATCCATTTATAGATTTGGTTGGCGGTATAATATACACAATCATAATGTGTGTTTGTCTTTACCGCCAATCTTACACACCATTTACGCAACCTTATATCGTTACGCCTTTTAATATACTGAACTATTCTTTTAATCATCTTTTTTCTCTTTATTGGTTGGATATAACTTCTCGCTCCACTCTCTTATAGTCCTATTTACATAGTGGACTACACTATCATCCGGCAAGTCAGATACTAAAATATTCGGTATATCTTTACCTGCTTCAGCATTAATGATTGAATAAAACAGAAATTTGTATGCTTGCTTATATTGGATAAGCTCATCTTTCAATTTACAGATAGTATTTACATCTGTATTGGTAAATCTTCTTTTTCGCCTATGTTTCATAATAATATGTTTTAGTTAGTGCCCGTGCTCTCATCGAAGAGAAGAACTCTTATCACAAGTTCGGCACGGGCTATATTGCACCTGTTAGCGCAACCGTTGCCTACTCGGTAGTGCTTACTGATAAAGACATTTTCAGACTAACAGTAAATTTCATTTCAATTATATAGCCTACCACCGTTCACCGCATCCCTGCTATGGTGGCTTCTATATCTCATTATCTTTGGTTGACCTAAATAGTTTATGAATTACACTATAAAGGCTTTTACAATATGTCAAAGAGCTTAATCAATAGTGCCCGTGTAGAATATTCTCTACGTCTGCACGGGCTGTCGTGCTCGGTATAATCATGTAAGATTCTACGCGTATCTGCTTAAACCTTGAATCAGACAGAGGGCATCATAATCCATGTCGTTATCTTCGTCTGTATCCGGTCCTGAAAGGATGGCTTCATAGGTATCAATTTCTTCTTCGATAACTTCTATGATGTCAGCCTTGCAATCTACATTGTAAACTCTGCGGGCTGTTTCTTCATCCATATTCTGAACATTGTCCAGGTCTCTGTATAAGGCATTCAAGCCTTGTTCAATCTCGTAACGTGTCATAATCATGCAATTTTTAAAAGGTTAGCTTTCTTGAAACATCTGAACTCACCGCGTTCTGTATCGAAATAGGTTTGAACCGTATCGTTCTTTGCTCTTTTGTCATTACCGGTTACTGTCGGCATATATTTTTCGCAAAGCGTGCCGTAAGCTTCTCTCATTGTGCCATCTACTTTCTGAAAGTAAAACTTCACAATCTTGCTTTTCATTTGAGCTTTCAACTTTATATTTACCCATGCGCATTTCAGTGCTTCGCTCATTGAAAAACCGTTTCTTTTCACAAAAGACCATGCGAGACTCATGACTTCTTTCATTTGATTTTTAAAATTCGTGCTCATAATCGTGTATTTTAATATGTTTATACCATTTATTTATATCAACCTTTTTGCTACCTTTGCAAGCGGTGATTATCTTATCACTTGATTGATGATGCAAATGTAGTTCAATTGAATTAATAAACAAAGCAATTGCTATAATTATTCAATTCATTTGATTTAATTAACAACAAAGTGAATTAATGTTATGATTGAACGTATTAAAGCTATAATGAACCATTACAACCTTAGTGTAAATGCTTTTTCAGCTAAAATAGGCGCTAATCAAGTTACTATCAATCAGCAAATGAATGGAGATAGGAAAGTAAGCTTAGATACTATATTGAAGATTGTTAATTCATTTGATTTAGTATCCGCTCAATGGCTTCTTACTGGTAAGGGTGAAATGTTTAAATCATCTTCATCTAAAGAAGAGTCAGTCCCCATCACCAACGAACGGTTATTCTCTATTATCGAGAGCCAACAAAGAACTATCGAGAATCTTTCAAAGAAATGAAAAAGTACACCCCAAAAGAAAAGGATAATGCTTTAGAATATTTCTATGATACCCCAAACTCTATCAAACCAAGCAAGGAGATTATAGATATTCTCATTGCTGATGGTTATGTGGAATTACGTACATCTGTAAATGGAAGTGCGTATTGGATAACCGAAAAAGGCAAAGGCTTCATCCTACAAGGTGGATATACAAAGCAAGAAAAGAAAAAACGGGAAACAAGTGCTATTAATTTGATAAAAGCACTTGTTATAGCCGCAGCCAGTTCAATAATAACAGTTATCGTAACAAAACTGCTATCGTAATAAGACTGCCCAATATGGCACCTAATGTACACATGATTACAAGCAATCTGTTATTCATCTTTACCAATTCATTCGTAATTTCACCTCTTGTAACCCTTAGTATAACCTTGATTTCTTCAAAGTGACAGTTTGAATCTTGCCAATAATCTTCATTCATAATCTATATAGTTTAAAATTTGCATCATCAATAAGTCAAAGAACACCAAAATAATACTTTTATACTATTGTATATGACCTTAAAAATGTCTTTCTTTGCAAAAGTGATTAGGTTATCACTGTTTGATGATGCAAATATACTAGAAGTTCTATATCTAGCATAGAATTTCTAGTTAATTATTGTAAATATGCTAGATTTTCTATAATTAAAAACTAGAATATCTATATGAATTTAAGAGAAAGAATGTTCTATCTGATTGAGAAAGAGGGTATTAATCCAAACCAATTCTATACTATCTCTGGTTTGGGGAATGGGTACTTGAATAATGTTGGTGAAAGTTTCAGAAAACCGACAATAGAAAAAATAAAAAAAAGCTTCCCACATTGGAATATGGACTGGATTCTTTATGAAAAAGGAGAACCTATTATATCTAAAGAAAATGTAGAAGTTTTAGAAGCAGTACCATTAAATCAGAACTATATTATAAATGTGCCATTAGTGAATCAATATGCACAAGCTGGTTATTTATGTGGCTTCCAAGATGCTGCATATATGGCTACATTGCCTACTATACCTTTTATAATAGATCATGAGGCTAAAGGAAACTATGTAGCTTTTGAGGTGAGAGGCGATAGTATGAATGATGGAACAGAGGAAAGTTACCTTGAAGGAGATAGGCTTCTTTGCCGAGAGATACAATCTCATTTATGGGTAACTTCCAAATTGCACATTAGAAAATGGGATTTTGTCATTGTTCACCAAGAAGGAATACTTGTTAAAAGAATAATAGATCACAATGTAGATAATCATACAATTACAATACATTCTTTGAATGATATGTATCCAAATAAAGTTATTGACCTAGCAGAAGTAAAACAGATTTTTAATGTGATCGAGTTACAAAGACCAAGACGAAGGTAATTCTAAAGTTACATACACAAACAATCAAAGTTAATACTAGGAAATTCAAATTAAGATATAGAACCTATATAAAATAATAGAATATAATGAATAATACATCAATTGGAATAAGAGTAAAGCCTGATTGCATTATTTACTCCATAATAAAAGAAGAAGGCGAGGATCGAGAAATTATCCTAATAGACAAGGTAAATGTTCCTATCGCTCTTCAAGTACCAGAACAGCTTAAATTTATTAGAAGTACATTTTTAGATATAATATTTGAGAATCAGGTTAATTTAGCCTGTATAAGAGTAACGGAATCAACTGCACAGAAGATTTCTATCGAACGAATCAATATAGAAGCTATAATACAAGAACTGATCGCAAGCTCAAGTATAGAAAAATATTATGTAGGACAGATTTCCAATATATCCGCTAAGCTAGGAATTGCAAGAGAGAATTTCAAACAAATAGTTGAAAGCAAAGAAAAAAAATGTGAGTTTTTCAACAATTGGAACGAGTATAATAAAGAACAGAAAGAATCATTATTAGCAGCCTTAAGTGCATTTAATATTTAAGAGTATGAAAAACTGTAAAGTAAGATTGGATTTTGATGAAATAAAAGAGATTGGACAAGAAGGACGCAACTCAAAAGTTTTTCTCGCTCACGATAATCAATTAGATGGAGAAATTGTAATCAAAGAAATAAAAAAGAATCCTTCTACTACTCCTGATGAGTATTTTAAGGAAGCACGTTTATTGTACGCTCACAATCATAATAACATAGTAAAAGTAAACTATGCCTGTGAAGATGATGACAATATATACGTTGCTATGCCATTCTACAAAAATGGTTCGTTAAAGAAAAGAATATCAGACAATAATTACCTAACAGTTAGAGAAGTTATCAGATATTCAATACAATTTCTATCTGGACTAAACCATATACACTCTAAAGGTTTAATACATTTTGACATAAAACCTGACAACGTTCTTATATCAGATTCTAACGAAGCCATGTTATCTGATTTTGGATTAGCACTTTATACTGACGCCTACGGATTTTGCGAAGCGCAGGCTTCTTACACTCCACATGTAACGCCAGAACAGTTACTTGGTCTGAAACAAACAATCAAAAATGATATATACCAAGCTGGATTAACAATATATAGAATGGTAAATGGAAATGATTTTTTTTACAGGCAAATTCCTAACTCTGGTAACTTAATGCTCGACAATATAGCTTTTAAAAGACTGGTACAATTAGGTCTTTTTCCTAATAGAAAATCATACCTACCTCATGTTCCTAAAAAGATTAAGAAGATAATAAAAAAATGCATTGAACCAGATCCAAATGACAGATATGATAATACACTTCAGATAATAAATGAGCTAGCATCTATTAACGAAAATTTAGATATAAGATATGGAAGAGATGTAAATGGAGAGTTTTGGGAATCTCCCAAAGGTGCTTATGTGTATAGAATCAATTCAATCCCCAAAACAGACAAGTTTGATATTAAAGTATGTAAAACCAAAGAAGGAAAAACAACTAATTGTACTAGTTTATGTTCTAATAATGTAGATAAAGATCAGGTTATTCCAAAATTAGAAGCTATATTTGCAACATTATGAGCAAAAAAGTCATAAATAAAGCAACTACAAGAGAACAAAAGCTCTATCAAAGAGACAAAAGTAGAATAGCTGAATATTATACTCAAAACATCAAAGAAGATGCTAAAGTTATAGATATTCAGCTAAATCTTCATGGATATACTACTCTAAAAAAATAATAAAAAAGAGCCCTCAAACAAACTCGTTCTTACGCCAACATATTGGAATCTTCCGTGATAATTCTTTGTGATAAGCAATGCCTAATCGTTTACGAGAAGAAAGATAGCTTCGACCGAGATAGATATAAGAAGTGTTACTGGGGAGGATTAGAGACGCCCGATTTATTCAATGAATTAAAAAACAAACTAAATAAATAGACATAATGAAAAAGATTTTATTTTTAATGGCAATTACAATAATGCTTGTAGGATGTCAATCTCGGGAAGAAAAAGCCGCAGAACTTATTAAACAAGAAATGTTCAAAACGCTTTATGACTTTGAAAGTTATGAGCCTATTGAAACTAAAATAGACAGTGCATTTACATCGATCTATTCAGATACATTAGCTTTATTATATGCTAATAAGGTCAAAGATATGTTCAATGAATTAGATGATGCTAAGATGGAGTATGAAAGTGCCAAAAGTACTATGGAAATATGGTCAGATAGCTAT